CGTCTGCCGTCTTTGTAAATGTACGTATGAAAATGCCCACGTCTGACATGTTGTCGCTTGGGCGACCCCATGCCTCGAAACATCTTCTCGTACTTTGTCGTACCCAATGGCTTGGGTAGATCAATCTCCAATACACGCAACTCATTCCTTGGCACACGTCTGCCGAACTGTATCCGAGACGCCGCCGCCTGCTGGACATCACCTCTCTGCACAATCTTGTGAGGGTAGTTCAGCATCGCCAAGACAGTAATCAGATACCGAGCATCACCATCAGACATGATCCTCATGTTTTTCTGCAAAGGCTTTAGCATATCCATAACATCCGTATGTTCAGCATTAAAACCCAACACAAAGTTAGGTGAGATAGCATTACCCATACGAAAGACTAGATCACAGATGTGTTTGGTTGCTCTATCCCCATGTATCTGACAGTAAGACATGCCAAGAAAGGGCATACCATTATCAAGCTGACTTTCTCTCCACTCTTTCTCGTTAGGTGGTGGTGCATTTTGAAACTGATGCTCCCCAAGAAATGCCTCTGATGTAATGGCGTCTGCGTTATTCATACACATAACCATTGGCGCAATAGCAACCTTGCCCTCTGCCATACAGAACATTTGATACTCATGGCATTTGCCGTCTGCTCGCTTGTGTATATGATACCCAACCCTAGACGACACACCATCCTCTTTGATAGGCTCGGTTCTCAATCCCGTAGACGTCAACATGTCATGCACTGTCTTGACTCGATGCGGTTCGTCCCACTCAATCCACATGTTATCGAATGGTGGTATCGCCATGTCCATCATACCCGCCAACACCTTTGGCTTTGCAAAGGATGCCTTCACTGTCTCGTAAGACAGAGAGTTCGACACTGTAAACCTCTGCGAACCAAGTAACTCCTGGCGTAATCTATTGCGAGCATACTCACCCCGCCTAGATTTTTTATACCTATCAAGACCACGTCTCGGCTCGGCTAACGCGGCCATAACTGTGTTAAAGAAATCATCCATCACTTCTTCTCCTCTAAAAATTGCTCCAAATATAAGGTGTCACTAAACAACTCTAAGCCCCTCGGCATCGGATACCCATGCTCAAAGACTAGCTTGGCATCAACCAAAACTTCTTGTATGTGGTTAGCCATTTCCGTCTGAGACGCTTCCCCGTCTTGGGCAATACGCTCCCCCGATAATGCGTTTGAAAGTTCATGCCATACAAGCCATGCCTCAGTGCTGTTCTTTGGCATAGGCATGTGGACACTGTCCAACCCACCATCATATTGAAAACGTCTCTGCAAGTGAGGCCACAGGTACTCTTTTAATTCGTACATAAATTTCAAATTATCGTTCATCACACTGTCCTCCCTATAAGTTTGTCGTACATAAAGCATGTCCATTGATGAGCCATAGCTTTGGCTATGCCCTGATAGAACTTTGATCGAATTTTCCACCGATCCTTAGACGGAGCCGCCTTATGGCATTCGTCTCTCGCCGTTGCTCCATCCAACGTACCCGTCGGTATAAGATTAGGTAGGTCTCTCAGCCACAGACACGTCCTCTTCTTGACGTTGTCCGTACCCTTCTCGTCAGTACCAAACTGCCAAGGCTGAATGCTTTGGCTGAAGTGTTGGTAGTTTCGTATCCTAGACTTGGCATGTTTGTGCATGACGGGGTTCTCTACCGCAACAAACGGCACGTCTGCGTTCCAAACGTCAGAGAATAATGAGCAACCCTCGTCTAACTCTTTCCACATGTCAGCCTTGGTCTTATGAGGTGGTGCTTTATGCAACCACCTCACTCCACTGTTACACAGACGTGTGCATGGTGGGTGTGCGACCATGAGTAGATCCCAACACCCCATCTTCAGAACATCACGCACGTCTGCAACGATATGTCTGTTACTTGGCTTGTCACTCGGCAACAGATCGCAACTCCAGGCATCGTGACCCAAGGCAAGGAATGCCTCTCTCACAATGCCCGACGTCTCGCATCCGATAAGAACTTTAGCCATTATCTGTACCTCAGAAATGGTTGGACGTCTTCTATTGCGCGGTTGATTAATTCAATCGCTTCGTCTGTGTCCTTGGCATCGCCTAGTTCTTTTACACAATATATATTCTGCTCTCCCACGGCGTCGGTTTTGGTATCGAAATAAACCACATATCCGTCTCCGTCATCCTTCCACTCGCCAGTGGGATGGCACGTCTTCTCGTATATTTTAACCATCGTCTTCCTCCTATTCTCCATAACCATCGGGGCAACACTCAAAGCAATACAACTCGTCTTTAAATATGAACCCCGTTTCAACATCTGCGGTTTGACCACAGTCTGCACACTTTCGTTCGTCTTCCTCCTCTCCATCTGCTCTTTCAACTTCTTCAACTTCACGACAGATTTCATCCCAACTCGCATAGGCTTTCTTTTCTGCATCCTCTTTGCTATCGGCTTCAATCTCCCCTGTAAGCGTTCCTGTTAACTCTTGAAATTCTCCACCGCTTTGTACGTCCATAACTATTGTGTATGTAGCCATCACTTCTTCTCCCTTATCACTCTGTATTGTTGATCGTGTGGATCTTTGTGGAAGTAATGATCGCTAACAATTCTCCACAATCTCTCCATCATCTTGTCTCGCTCGTCATCACTCTTGATATACAAGCCAGCACCCTCGACTATGTCATTGAAGTGCGTGTACAACGTGCCGATCAGTATGTCCTTGTCTTTAGTTTCATACGAGGCATACTCGTCATCGGGCCACGGCAGTTCCTTGCACATCAGCAACTTCTGATTGGCTTTATCCCAACTCAATACGCTTGGGGTCTTGATAGCTTCCCACTGCTCTTCCCACTTTGAGAGAGGTGTAGCTTTCTTGGGTTCAGACTTACGTACAACCTTGGTCTTTCTGATCTTACCTTTTGGTTGAGGTGTGTCTCTGAGAACCCAATTATCGCCACGTTCGTAGTGTGCATCGGGGTCTCCGAACAAATCTTCGACACCCTCAATGGGTGTCTCAACACCTATGTCGGAAAGTTTCTTCTTGGCTATAGCATCAACGGCTTTCTTTGCATCATTAGACATGAGCAATCTCCTTTCTAGTTTGGATTTCATCTTTGGTTGGCTTGGTCTTAAAGAACCCCTGATGTTCGGGGTGGTAGTGCATAAACAGACGGGCATAGTACGCTCTGTGATTGTTACTCAGCTTGAACTCCTCGCCGTCCGTCTCAATCTCCGAGTGCCATCGTATGCGCTCGAAGATTGCATTGATTGAGTAGGTTGCCTTGCCACGATTGATTACCTCATACGTGAACTTCTCAACTAACTCGTAGACTTGTGGGTTTTGTAGGTGGTATTCCCACCACACTCGCTTGAGGTCAGCACTATACATCGTCGACCTCGCTACATTCACATTCACTTACAGAACAATCACACTCGTAACATGCTTCCTCGTCGTAAAAGACAACCACGACATTGTCTTTGTTAGCGAGTGCCTTTGTCTTCTCGTCATCACTAAGCGTACTCCAGTATGCCCAGTTGGTATGTCCGTGTACGTAGTTGGACGCCTCATCTATGAGGTCACTTTGGTATGTAGCCATGATGGTACTCCTCTCTTTGTCCACTGTAGGTTTGGTAAGTTTTTGTAGAAGTCTCTGTACGAAAGCACATGATTGCTTGGCTTAGTCTTGCCCTCATACTTGCGCTTGTACTCTTTCGGAATACAACGCGGTGGGTTGCGCCACCCCTTGTCTTCCATCTCCGTCTCGACATACACTGTCAAGGCAGGCAGTTGATTGTTCAGTTCAACCATCTTTTCATTGGAGTTCAACACCCATATACCTGGGATGTCCATGAACCGATACTGCCACTCCGTCGAGAGAGCGAGAGCATACTCCCACACCCACTGTGCATGTTGTTGGCTATGTTGCACCCACTCAGGCATGGATTGATCGCACCCCATGTCCGTGGTCTGATTGCCTAACATGAGGCAAGCGTCTCGCATCATGCGGTGCAGATGTTGGTCGGCACAATCTCTTGCCGATTGCTTGGGATCGTCGTCTAAAAAATAGATATTCATTTGTCTACCTCCATACATATTCGTTTGATTTGTTTGAAATTGTCGGAACGCACCTTGCGTTCCTTCACTAAGCGAGCTACTTCTATCCAAAAGGAATAGTTCCACCCACGTTTTGGATACACACGAAGCCATGATGTATGTATCCGTAGTCTCTTTGGCTTAAACACGAATGAGTTTTGAATTGTCGACGACAAACTTGTCGCCCATCAATGCCTTGCTCAACATATCCATGCCACCACTAGCTAGGTCGTCTAGGCTATTGACTACCACGTACTTGTCATAGAACCTTTTGACCGAAGAACTAAGTATGCCAATGCCTATGATGTCCGTGCCATCCTTGGCTATTGTCTGAACCATACGTCTGAGATGCTCGTTCAATCCCATGCCACCCCAACCCGCCGAGGCAGGGTATCCATCAGACATGACGATCATCACACGTCTTCTCTCTTGTCGTTTCTTCAAGCGATCATAGGCATAGCCAAGAGCCTCGCCATCAGAGTTATCTCCATTGGCTAGGGAAGAGATGGTTGCCATCGACTTCTTGCAATCGACTAGCCTCTCTTCGAATGCCTTGAAGATATACATGTCAAGAGGAGATGTCCGTGAATACTCTGCGCTACTGCTCCATTTAGGTTGGGGTAACTTCGGGTTCCAACTTGATACGTTATTGAAACCCAATACCTCATACGCAATACCCGTCCGATCAATAGCTTCACTCATTGCAATGGCACACAACTCAGCCGTCCGTGCTTTCTCACGTCTCATAGAACCCGACAAGTCAATGAGCATGGTCAATGCCGTGTCCATCTCAGCACGATCATCACGCATCTTGAAGACGTTGGACATACCATTGTAAGCAGACGCAAGACGTCGGCTATCAAGTTTGCCAACCTCTCTGCCGTAGTCCCAATCTCTCTGTTGCTTTGCCATCAATGCCCTCTCTAACTTACGTCGCATAGAGTTCGTTGGCCCAGCCGTAGCTTTGAGACGATTGTCATACTGCTTGTTGGTCTTGGTTTCCATCAGCTTGCCCATAGTTTCATGTCCATACTTGCTGAATGGGTCGTTGCGGTGATGCCATTTGTCATGCGCAGGAGCAAAGGGAATGTAAGAACCTTTACGCTTGTCGGGATCGTTGATCTCTTTCAATGTCTCTTCAACCGCATCAGACAGATCGAACTTGTCGTACACCTCAACCTCTTCGGGCGCACCCTTGTCCTCTATGTCAACTGCTCCGTGACCACACGCATCTTCACTTTTTTCTCCGTCTTCGAGCTTGTCGTGGTCATCTGACTTTCCCACTCCGCCTTCGCCATCGCCTTCTCCTTTACCATCAGATTGTGAGGACTCGCTCCCATCTTCGCCAGCACAGTCATCGCTGTCTTCCATAGATGTGGAACCCTCTCCCTTGGTGCTTGTATCTTCAGTTGCATGACCTCCCCCGTCTGTAGTTCGGCTCGTATCAACATCTCCTTCGTCTTCTTGTTCACTTGCATCTTCACCTTTTCCTCCTCCATCTTCGGGGTTTTCTCTGTAGTCACACGTCCTCAGTTGTCTCTCGACTTCCTTGGCTAGTGCAACTACATCGTTTGAATTTTCACACGCATCTAAGGCTTTGACCCAACCCTTTACTGCATTGGCTAACTCGTCGTCCACGTAGTCCATGCACTTTGGGATCGTGTCTCCACCATACTCACGTCTGCCTTCCCAAGTGATAGCTACTGGCCCAAGAAAGGTATCATTCTTGCACCGCTCGTCCTCCTTGGTTACGTTATCGAGGAACATCTTATTCACAGACGTAGCCGTGGCTTGGATGTTCTTCGCCGCACCTGGATACTCGTCAATCACTCGACGCTCTAACCAAATGTCTTCTAGTGCATTGGCACATGACTTCTGTAGCTTGTTGCCTTTCTCAAGTAGCTTGAGGGAATTGAAGTCTGTATGCCTAACGTGACCAGCCTCGTGGTCTGTGAAACCACGGATGATCGCCGCTTGCTCGTCTGTAACGTCGGTCTCATAGTCAATCGACGGCACGACGATAGTCTTTCCGTCTGTGTATGCGTTTTCTCCTTGCATAACGACGTTGATGTCTTTCTTCCTGCCGAATATAGCCGAGGTCTGAGTGACCTCATGTGCAAATAGTTCACCTTTCATTGCGCTCTCCTATTTAGAAATAAAATAAACCACTTCATCATTTTTTTATCTGCGTGATAGCCCTCAATAAGTCCAGAGGTAAAGTCACCACTTTCATTGCTTGTTCTCAGACAAATTCTCCAACTCTTTGTCTTATGATTGAAAAAGTACAAATCCCCTTTTTCTCCATCATGCTCAACATGAGCATAAAATGATGAGTCATTATGCTTACAATCACACTCATTCCCTCTTTTAAATTTAGGCTTAAAAGACAAAACATTTTCATACCATTTATCTCTCATTGCGTTCCTCCTTAATCTTCCAAGTAAACCCATCGGGCAACCATCCCATTGAGCCACATGTATTTGCGTAATCAATTAGGTCAGCGAATGTATTGAATACATGCACTTGACCCTCATCGTCTGTTATCTCAACAACTTCTCTCATGGTTCCTCCTATACGAATATGCGGTTGATGATGCCCTTGATGACGGCACGATCTTGAGCCGAGCATCGGTCAAGTATCGTGGTATCGAGAGCCTCGTTGATTGCCTTGTTCTTCTGCGCTGACGGATACACACCAAGGAACATGACCAAGGCATTGCAAAGGTCTAAGTAACCTCGTGGTGTTATCGGTTGCAGTACCTTGCTATCCTTGAAGGCACGGATATGTTCATCGACATACTTGCAGACGTTGTCGACCATATCCTTGGCTAGTTTCGGTACTTTCTTCTCGATCAGCTTACGTCTCTCGCTCCCATTGAGGTAGTCAACGTGCGCCCAAACAGTAAACCTATCGAGCATAGCCATTGATTGTGGTCTAGCACCTTGGTACATTCCGTATTCGTCGCCTTGTCCGACAGTATTACCCGTGGCTATTATACGGAACATGGGGTGTGGCTTGACGACACGACCACCATCCTCGGTAAGCATGAGACCTTGACCCTCAAGGACACGTTGCATAACGTAAGCGACGTCGGGTCTGATGAAGTCAATCTCGTCGAGGATCATCATGTATGGGCCTGACATAGCTTGAGGCATGATACCCTCAACGAACTTCGATACTGTCGTACCATTCTCTTGAACGAGAGTGTCACGTCCGATCAAGTCCATACGTGTGATCTCACTGTCGAAGTTGACACGCATCACTGGTATTTGACATCTCGCCGCTATCTGCTCGGCATGTGTCGTCTTACCCGACCCCGTGTGACCATGAAGATACGTTCTCTTGTTGGTCATCAGCGCATAGAGAGTTCTCAGCAACAGACTTGGGTTGAAGATGTACTCCTCGTCTAATGCTGGCACATGAGGGTGATTTGCGTCCCACTCCCATGTAGGTATCTCGAAGTTGAAGGCTTGTCTGTATGTACCCGTGATCTTGAACACGTCTGCACATTTCTTCACGACAAACTTGCCCTTCGGAATGTCGGCACTCTGAGATACCTCGGCTATCTGTGGCATCTGCATAGTCGTAGCCGACTTGGTCTTGGCATCCTTCAGTTCGGTGAGCAACTCCTTGATAGGTGGTAAGCCTTGCTTACTGAGTGCGAGGTTAATCAGTTCAGCATCTTTCGGGATCTCGTAGTCCGTACTTACTGGCTCTGACGTAGTCGACAATCCGAGGATGTAATCGGCGACGTCGTTGTGCGCTAGACGTACATGTTCGGGTAAGGTTGCCAACTCAGGGACGGGTCTCTCTTCCGTACCTCTGACACTGATCGCCGCACGTAAGCCGTCGATCTTTTGGTCTACACGTAGAACAATCTGCATGGCATCAAGCACCTCGTCTGATGTCCGTCCAGTTTTGTCCAAAGTGTAGTCATGTAGTATGAACAAGGCTTCAAGTGAGAACGTCATGGGATCGTAGCCTTTCCCTTCTCCCTCGATCTCCTTGAGCAGAGCATCACGTCTGCCTGGCGCAACCTTTTTAGGTCGACCAAACGCCCAACCCGTCTTCGCTTTAGAGCTAGTCACTTCGGGTTTGATAATCGCATCAAGGATTTCCTTGCCTACGATCTCCTTGTTTAGGAGAGCGATCATGGTGTCCTCGTCGAGAACATTACACAATCCCGAACATGTCGGACGTGGTGTGATCTGATCGGGCTGATCTCCCACGAGTGGACTATCATCAAACGCCTGAGAGATTAAAGCGTTTGCGTCGTATAGGTTGCTCAGTACGTGAGATGTCATAGCACGTAGTGAAGTTCGTCTATCTGTGAAATCGTCTAGCGAAATAGCACGTTTTAAGTTTGCATCAATCATGCAAATCTCCTTTCGTAAAAGTTGAAGTTGAAATGAAAATCGAAATTCGATCCTCGTTATAAGGATTACTTCGTAATAAAGCGCACATGTGTACGTGTAGTGTTGACATCATTTGATCTGTATAACGCAGTATACAGTAGTGTGTCAATAACTATAGGTGTGTATTAGGAAGTAATATGGTGTGGACTAGGGTGTTTCTTGGTGTTCTTCGTAGGTTACAACGAACTCACATTCGTTCATATCAATCTCGACATTGAACTCGTCATTGAGAGTTTCAATCACCCAATCCTTGTAGTCTTCTTCTTTGGTTGGTACGTGGTAGGTCTCTTCGTTTCCCGAAAATTCAAAGAAACCTTTCTTGCGTTCTTCCTCGTCTGGCTCGGGATAATACTCTCCGTCGCAATAAAATTCGTCGATAGGAACTTTAACGTCGCACCAGTACGTTATGCTATACGGAAATCTATCGGCACGATTACCTTCCATAAATCGTTTTGTCATGCCGTCACCTCCTTACAGTTAAAGTACAGTAGCTTGCACTCGGTTACGCAAAGGCTGTCAAGAGAGGGTACACTCTCAACGACTAAGTCAACTGCCTTTGCAATTAACTCGTTCTTGAAGGGGTCTTCGCACTCCCTATCAATAACGACCCTATACGTCTCGTCGTCATTCGGAATTTTGAGACCGATTGTGTACCGACAAGGCGTATATTTTCTGATTGGCTCGTGTATAAATTTCATGCTCATGCCTCCGCTTGTGGCAAGGCTTTGAGATGCCGTAGGATTATGTTGCCGAGTGGTACTTCAATGTCTTTAGTGGTAGGCGTTCCAATACCGAGCAAATCAACCAACGGCTCGCACTCGGGCCAATGCTTTAGCAAGTTCTTTACTGTGCCAGCAACTGTGATCTGTTCGAGAAGGTCTTGACACAAGTCGGAGAAGTTTCGTTCGAGTTGATTGCTAAACTTTGTGTATTTCTCTTGCAAGGATCTTATAACCTTCACGTTCTTGTGGAAGTTCATAGGTATGTTAGGCCAAAAGTGAGAGAGCTTGTATTTTGTAGAGAGGCGTAGTCGATACACACCAAATACCTCCTTGCCACCTTCCCTAAATGAGAGATTGCATTCTATTCGCGTTGCTCCTGTTGTCATGTTTTCGTATTCGATCACGTCGTCTTTAGGAAACAAGCTATTGATATGAACTGCGTCTTTCATGTTAAGCGATCTGCTATTATACATTACGTCGTTGACCAAGTCTCGTGCATACTTTTGTTGGTTGAATACTGCTTCTTGGGGTAGGATCTTGCCCTTTATCACCTCGACTTTTGACTGATTAAAGTTCATTTGCCACAACTCGGGCATATTCATCATAGCCTCACAGAACTTTTCATGTACTGGCTTACATGCCGTCGATAGGTCTATGTAGTTCTTCTTCACTACCTTGATCTCGTCCTCAATTGACTTGTACCCGATCATAAGAGCGAGTTTAGATGCGTTTGCTTTTGATATTTTAGTCATGCGTTCTCCTTTTCTGAGTTTAAATTTTATACGAAGTAATGCGCTAGTTCGTTCTTGTTAAACTTCGGGTTTCCCCATGTGCCGTGCTTCTTCTTGATCTTGCCGTCCTCGTCGAGTAGGTTGCCGCCCAGGTCTATGATCTCGTTATCAAGGTAGCGATCAATCAACTCGTCGCCGACTTGTTCCAACGCCCACTCTGGCATTGACCCGTCCTCGAAAGTGTCGGTCATGTTGATGCACTCGTTTGTGCCGTTTTCGAACCGACCACAGAAGTCGCACCCACCCTCGTCATAGGTTGCCTCAACTCCCCAATCGAGTTCGTGTGCTTTCTTATACACGCCGACGGGTGCATTCCACGGAGATTGGAAGTTGAACTCGACCTTGCCTTCAGATGATTGCTCTTCCCAATCTGTGTAAGTGAGGTCGATTTCCCACTTACACCCCCATGTATCCCAACGCCAATGATACCAGTCTTCTGCGCCTTCGTATTCGGGTTCGGGTAGGAAATGTGCGAGGAATTTACCCTCTCTCATGTCCTCGATTAGTGCCTTGACTTTTGACTCGTCGTCGTGGGAAAGGCTTACCCAATTGTTACACCAATTTGGCACGTTACTCCTCCTTTGTTATGGGTTGTAATTCGCAACGAGCTTTTTCGCATGTGAACAATGCAAAAGCACATTCACTTAGCCCGTTGCCTCCGTGTGCATCACCACAAGGTTCGTAGTGAGTGCATTTCATTGATGCCTTGAAGTCTTGTCCGTATGAACATGGGTGCAATTTTGCATCATGCCCTTGGTTGATGACCTCAAACCATACATCTGTGTCGGTCTCGTTTTCTAGGTTTAGGAATTTCATGCGTCCTCCTCTATGTGATAACATTCGATCTCGTGTTCGTTGCCCTCTTCATCAACGATCTTGGCATACTTGGGTAGCTTAACGTCCTCGTCTACCACGAGGTCACTAAAGCCGTAACGTGATTGTGTTTTCATGCTTGCACCTCTTTGAACCCTGACATAGCGACCTCGTATGTCTTGCCGTCGTAGACCATGTGATCGCCAACAGACGTTGACCTATGACCTCTGCCGTCCTCGTCTAGTGGCTTGAGTACGATCACGTTCGGATTGAAGTCGTCGTTGTCTTTGGGATTTTCCTTACGTGACCACGAGCCAGACACGTTGTTCGTCCATCTCCATGCGTATTCAAGCACGTCGTCGACGTTCAAGATGTTGTTTGGCACTTTCACCGAGGCAACTGTGATGGGGTCAAGCCCATGCAGTTCCTCGAAATACTTGTGTATGACTGTTACAATTTTCATGCGTCCTCCTTTTCTGCATATACTGGTTCAAAATCGTCGTCGTCTCTGCCCTCGCAAAGGTATTCGAGGTCTTTCCATCTCCCCTTTGGCTTGAACAGAGTTGGTTTCCCGTCCTTGTCTGTGACGGCTTTGTCGTTTTCGTACTTCACGAAAGCGATTGTTGCTAAAACGTATGTCATGCGTCCTCCTTTATTTGAGAGATGATGAACTCACCATGATCTCCGTAGATGACCTCATCTTTAGTGAACGTGTAGAACACGTCGTCGTCGATCTCGCAGTCGTAGTCGTCATGCACGACGGCAACTTTCACTCGCCTTTGTGATGTCTTGCCCTCGTCCTTGAAATAGACGTCTACCATGTGCGTAGATATTCGTTTGCAGTTGCATTTGTTGTTCATGCGTCCTCCTATGATGCAGTTGAGTTGAAACGAGCAAGCATGTCTTCAGCTTGTCGTCGTGTTGTACAGACCTCGACAGTTTGCCCCGAACGAGTGTGGACTATCGCCCACCCTCGCTTGTGTGATCGGATTTCGTAGTTGTCCCACATGCCTAGTTCCTCCAAGGCATGAGTACGCACTCGCCGTATAGGACAAGTCCGTCTACTGTGCGTATGATCTCGCCACAGCCTATGAGCCAGTTGATGACGACCCATGTCACGAGCATAGACATGAACATGGCTACGACCATGCCTCCGAGGATCTCAATGTGCCGTGGTGTTTTCGTCTCGACCTTTTGTGCGTAGATGGTGTTGTCGAAGTGCTTGAGCATTTCGTCGATCTCGTGGTCGCGTTGTTGTTGTTGTCTAGTACGCATTTGCGCCTCCATAAAATTGATGACAAAAAAAAAGCCCACGCACCATCAGGTGCGTGAGCCACATACGTTCGCCTACTTCTTCGTGATGCCTTTCGCTACGAGGTTGAGGAACGCCATCTGCGCATCCCCGTCCATCTGTCCGACCAAGCCAGCGAGTGCCTCGACCATGCCGTTGCCTTTGGCAACCACAGGTGCGACTGCCTTCGCCACGACTTTCGCCTTTGGCGTAGCCTTGGCTTTCGGCTTTGCCGTCGCCTTGGCTTTCGTCCTCTCGGCTGTCACAGCCGTCCAGTCGCCTGAAGCTCGTGCAGTCACACGAACCAAGTCGTCGGTTTCCATTGCTTTCAGCAAGTTCGCCCACGCTCTCTTGTGGGGCGCACGAACCTTCGCTCTCGCTAGGGCTTCTGCCTTCGTCTTCGGGTTCAAGTACGCTTGTGCGCATTCACGGATGTTTGTCACGTTTGCCATGTGGCTCTCCTTGGGCATGAGGGTTTCACCCTTGATGCGTGCATGCTCCACGCCGATCACAAGGGGAGAAATCGGAAATCGAAATCTCACCCTTTAGGAGTTCCTTCGGAATGTGTATGTGTATGTGTGCGCGGGACGACGGATTTTCTGATCGTCTGCTAACCTACTGAAAAGATTGAATTTGGGTCTGAAAGACCCATTGTTTGCGAGCGAACGAACACATGCGTGGTAACATTACACACACACGAGGCAAAAACTCCCTTAACGAGGGTGACGAAACCCCTTATTTTCAACGACTTCAGCCTTTTGCCTGCCCGAATGTGTCACAGACGTACCTATATATACGTGTAGGGGGGGGAGACCCCCCGTCGGCTTTCGCGCGCGTGTCAAGTCACCTCCCCTACCCCAGGACTACGTGGGGCAAAAAATGAAAACGTCTGGAACTGAACTGAAAGGGACTACAAAGAGGTGTATAACGTGCGATAAAGAGTTCTATGTAAAGCCAAGTCACGTAGATCGAGCGCAGTTTTGCTCATTAACTTGCAGAAAAAACGACAAAGAAGTGAGAAACATGAAAACAGCAATCAAAAACATAGATAAAGTCCAACTAACTCCTGCATTGTCTGCACAAATACGGGGACAAATAGCAAACTTCGTCAACAACCAGATAGTTGTAGCCAATGATGTAGTAATGAATGGCAAAGACTGGACACCAACCCAAGCCCGTGTCTTTGGTATGCTCCTAAACAAAGTAGTACCCGACCTCAACGCCTCATTCCACCAGCACGAACACGATATAAAGAACATAACAGAGATGACACGCCAAGAACTGGAGGCAATAGCCTCTGGTGCAAAGACAATAGAAGCGGAGATAGTAGAAGATGCTAATTAAGAACAGACAGAAAGACGCCATACCCTCAGAACTAAACCTCAACGACTTTGCTCAAGCCATGAAGCAGATGGATCTCAGTACAGTCTCCCCCGAAAAGAAAAAGAAAGCAGTATTCGACCACTTCATGTCCGTCATGGCAGGAAGCATACGTGATCCTGAAACCAAATTCGAAATCCTTATGAGCCAGAGACTACGACGTAAGAATGTCTAAGCCATCAACGCAAGAAGTTGCCAAATATCTCCTCAAGTTACGCGATGGCTCTGAGAATTTTAAGGGCTTCGTCAGACTTATATACCCTGACTGGGAACTCGCAGACTTCCAACTCGAACTCATTGACGCTCTCGACAAACTTGAAAGCGGCACACTCAACTGCAACAATCTCCTCATCACTATGCCCCCTCGTCATGCCAAATCCACCTTTGGCACAGTCCTGTTCCCCTCCTACTTCATGGCTAAAAGCCCTCAACGCTATGTAATGTCATGCTCATACAACTCTCAACTCGCTACAGACTTTGGTCGCCAGATAAGATCAGTAGTAGAAGACCCCGTCATACCCCAAGCCTTCCCCGACTTTCACCTCTCTATGGACAGTCGAGCCGCCGATGTCTGGCGCACAGAAGAAGGCGGTGCGTATTTCGCAGTCGGCATAGGCGGAACAACATCAGGTAGACCAGCCAACCTTCTCATAGTAGACGACCCTATCAAAGCCAGAGAAGACGCCGAAAGCATGACTCAACGCAACAAGACATGGAACTATTACACCTCTGCCCTAGCCACTCGTCTCCAGCCAGAAGTCGACGGAACAAAGCCAAAGCAAATCATAATCCTCACACGCTGGCATCCAGACGACCTAGCAGGACGACTTCAAGACACAGAAGATTGGAAAGAAGGACGCTGGAAGCACATCAACTTCTCCGCAATAAAACAAGTAAAGTCAGGCAAACTTAGACGCAACCACCTCCCCGAAACCGATCCACGCTACCTCCCCACCGCCGAACTCAATAAAATTTCACCACCAAAACGTCTAGTCGACGAAACAGAAGAAGCCCCCCTATGGCCCGAACGCTTCCCACTTGACGATCTAAAACGCCGTCAACGCCTCAACCCACGCGAGTTTGCATCCCTATACCAACAGCAACCATACATAGAGGGTGGTAACATAATCAAAACAGAATGGTGGTTAAAGTATCCGTCCGACCTCAGACCCGACACATTCCAATCCCTCATCATCGCAGTCGACACAGCCTTCAAGAAAACAGAAACCGCAGACTACTCCGTAGCTGTCACAGCAGGCATGGATAGAAACGGCGACATCTACCTTATAGACATAATGCGTGGCAAGTACGACTTCCCCGAACTCAAGCAACGCCTAGTCCAACTCAACAATAGATGGCGAGGCAAAGGTCTCCGTGCCATGTATATAGAAGACAAAGCATCTGGCCAATCTCTGATCCAAGAACTCAAACGTGAAAGTGGCATGGCTGTAATCCCCTACAAGGTCGTCAACGATAAGGTCGCCCGTGTCAATGCTATCCTTCCCATCATAGAAGGTGGCAGAGTATATATACCCGAACAATCCGATTGGCTCGACACCTTCATAGACGAGTGTGTAACATTTCCAGGTGGCAACCATGACGACCAAGTCGACGCCATGACAATGGCAGTCGACGTTCTATCCCGAACTTCCGTCTCTCCCGAAGCGTGGAACCTCCACTCCGACCCAACACAATCCCTAAACTATAAGGACATACCAGCCCTCGGAAAATCCCTAAAGACCCGTGTCAGTTCAGCCATGCCAAAATGGACAGGCTGGGGAACATAAGGGACGACCAACAACCCTAACAAAAGGTAAAGTCAGACTATGAGTGATAGTGGCCCTAAAACCCGTACAACAATTAAATCAGGTTCAAACTACAAAACAGATCATGTAGCTGGATCTCAAGAAGGTATTGTCGTTGATCTTTCTGAGTTTGCAGAAAAACTAATTAAGTATGAAGACATATCTCATCTTCTCAACGACGAACAGGAACGTCGAATAGTAGACTACGTCAAGTCTATGGTTGACATGTCCTACAACAAAATAAGAAAACGCTATGACCACTGGAAGGAAGCTGACCGCGCTCACGATGTCTACGTCAGACCAGACAGTACAGACTTCCGAGAAAAAGCAGTAATAGCTGACACCCGTGCGATAGCAGACACAGTCCTCACATATCTAATGGCGGCTCTCTCAGGACGTAATCCAATGTTCCAACTGGAAGGTCTGAACCGAAAGTCCAGACAATCCTCACTCATATTGGAACGTGTCCTGCACCAGCAAATGCGAAGGACTGCGGGCGAGGCTCGTCTCGCACAACTCCTACTTGATAGCATAAGATACGGCTTCGCCCCCACTAAACTTATCTGGGACGCCAAATCAAATCAAAACCAGATAGTAAACTTTGATCCACGCAGATGCTTCCCAGACCCTCGCGTAAACTGGGGTGACTGGGACAACATGCAATACATAGTCTTCGCCGACTATTCCTCATACAACAGCCTTCTCTACTCTGGCTTATACCCCAAGCTAAGAATGAACCCCGAACTTCGTCACAAGGTATCCCCCCCACGGAACGCATGGAACGCTCACCACTTCCATAAAGAAGAAGGGCGTGGTCTCTCTATTGATCCCGCACAACCCAATCAACGAGAACGAATGGATCACGCCTACTTTACCCTTGGCGACGCAAGAGTAGTAGACGAAGCATGGGTACGCCTATCAGGTCACGAAATCAATATACCTTCAATCGACCAAATCTTTATGGTCATAACAATCTTAGACGAGAACGTCGTAATCCGAATGCAACTCAATCCATACGGACAGCAGTTCCCAACAGTCATTGGCGGTCTCTACCAAGACAGTCACAAGACCTACGGGCAATCACTCTACGACCTCATACTGCCAATGCACGACATCGCAACCTACCTCATGCGCTCCCGTATAGACAACATATCCGCCGCCCTCAACAACCTCATCTTTGTAGACCCCACTCAAGTCTCTGTCCCCGATCTCATAGACAGAAACCCTTGGGGCGTAGTCCGTACACTCCCTGGCACAAAGCCAGGAGACGGCGTCTTCATAGCACAGATCCCAGACGTAACGAAGGGACACATGCAGGACATCGCCGCCATGTCAGACTTAAAACAAAGAGTATCATCAGCCTCAGATGCCCAACAGGGTATGCCCACATCAGACGGCGTTCGAACTGCCACAGAAATACAACGCCTAACACAACTCGGATCGCAACGTCTCGGCGTATTAGCCCGTGTCATGTCAGCCACCACCATCCGACCTATGGTTAGAATGATGGTTGCCAACATACAGGACAGTCTATCAATGGAAGGCTCAATCAAAGTCGACAGCCAGAACATGCCGAACCAACTATCAGGCTTAGTAGAGGACGGCTACCTCGATTACGACGTATCCAAAGACCTACAAGGCGACATAGACTACCTCGTAATAGACGGCACACTCCCTCTCGAACCCACAAGAAACGCTGAAGCATGGATGAATATGCTCCAGATCATGGCTCAAACGGGTCTCAACATGGAGTACAACGCAGGACAAATAGCAGAAGAAGCCATCAGAGCTATGGGAATAACAGACCTAGACCGCTTCCGTATACCTAAACAGCAGATGCAACAGGAAGGGCCATCTCCCTCCCAGCAAATGCAACTCATGGAGAAGATGCGTGGTGCATCCGTCCAGCCCGAAGAAAACATCCAAAAGGAAGTAAGCAAAGGAAACCTAGTTCCACTTAACAAAGCGAGGGGAAATGAGCGATAAAAAAGAAATATTAGGATCTCTAGTAGACGGAAAGGTCGTTGACTTCATTACAGAAGTCGAACGCATCCAACAACTCAACCTAGATGCCCGTCACAAAGAACAAAAGAGCGACGTAAGCCAAGTCAAAGACATGATTAAAGAACTTGAAATCCGTGTCGCCGAACTTGAGAGCGCACAAAATTCAGTCAATCTGGACGACAAGTATGCCCTTACTAAGGCAAAATTGGTCAGGTTAATGAAAGAAATGGGGTACTACGACTAATGGCAGAAACGCAACCCACAGGAGAACAGATACGATTTCGCTCTGCTAAGACAGGCGAACACAATCTTGACACTTATATGGAAAGCGTCGAGAAAGGAACACGTTCCCTCTACGACCTTATAGGCGATCTCTTCGACGACAGTGGCGTCTTCCGTGTAGCCAACTTTGAATTTCGTTTCGACGCCTCGACAGACAAGCTCCAAGTAAGAGTAGGTAACTTCTCCAACAGTACATCTGGCTGGTCAGACCTCACAACTTTCTTCAGCATAGAAGGAACATTCTCTAGCTCAACATCATACAACAACTTCGATATAGTCACTCTATCCACCAAAGACGTATACATAGTCCACGGCTTATCATCAGCCGCAACATACGCAGACGAAGCGGCATTCATCTCCTCATCCAACACAGAGAAAATAGTAGACGTATCAGAAGCAAAAGACTGGGCAATCAAAACAGACGGACAAGTCTCCTCAACAGACTACTCATCAAAAGCATGGGCAATCGGTGGCACAGGCGTAACAGACACAGCCTCTAAAGGCGCGGCAAAAGAGTGGGCAACAAAAACGTCGGGGACAGTCGACGGATCAAATTACAGCAGTAAACATTGGGCAACAACGGGCAACGTCGCCACAGTATCGTCTGGTATATCCAACATCAACACAGTCGCGGGAGCAATAGCCAACGTCAACACAGTAGCAGGGGTTTCTACATCCGTAGGGTTACTCGGCACAAGTGATGCAGTTGCCGATATGAATTTATTAGCAACATCAGCAAATATTACATCCATGTCGAACCTCGG